AGTGCATTTACAACCAAGGGAACATCTGAGTTCACTGATAATGCTGTATTCCAGAAGGATGTCGCAATTAATGGTGGTGGTGCTGGTAGTTCTAATGCTGCTGATGTAACAACTACTATTACTGATGGTACAGTTAATCTGTTCATGACCCCAGGATTTGTTGGTCTAACAACAGGTACATTCCCTGCTAATGGACTTAAGATTGGTGGTTCTGCAAGAAACATTGAGATTGGTAACGTAGCAACTTCTTCACAGAATATCAAGATTGGTAATACCAGTGCTGATAGTATCATCACAATTGGTGATAGTGTTGATGGTTCTAATGCCAATAAGTCTAAGATGATTCTTGGTGGTGCATTTGCAAGCACTGAGTCTGACTCCTTTGTACAGATTGATACTAAGGCCTTTAAGGTTTCTGGTGATACAATCATTGGTACTAGAAGAGGATTAACTGATACTACTAAGTTTGAATCTCCTTCAGGAACTGTTGAGTTCTTGTCTGGTAATAGTGCAACTAGCATAGTTGATTTTGCTACTAATGCTTCTACACTAAGAATTGCTGGTCAGGGTGGTACTACAACAATTAGAAATAACCTCATTGTTGATGCTACAGCAACGTTTAATGCTGATATAAGCTTGTGTGGTGGTAATGCTTCTTATTCCTTCGTTGGAACTAGAGCACAAGCAGGAACCAATCTTCAGTCTCATACCAGTGGCGTTCTTGGTAACAATCTCTTTAATAATAATGTAGATCTTATCGCTGTTCTAGTTTCTACTGCTGGTACGGGTGAACTTAACAAGATTGATACTGCTGGTACTGGTGATTGGGGTGGAACTGCATTCCAAGCAACACCAGCTGGGCAAAATGCTGCTACATTCCCTGTATTAACAGGTAATAAGTACTACTTGCCAATCAAGAGAACTCCTTACGATGCTAATGGTTCTCAGTACTATAATGAGAATGATATTCTACTTATTGATACTGTTGAGCAAGGAACTGAGTATGCTGAATTTGTTAAGATTACACGTCTACCACAGATTAACAGCACACCATACTATATTGAAGTTGAGAGAATGCCATTTGGAACTCTATCAACAGTAAGTACAGAGCATCCTGATGAAACAAACATTTATAAGTGTAATGTTCAGTATGATGCTACGTGGACTACTAGTGGTATTGATGCTACTGGAACAGAAGATAATGTTTATCTGTCTCAGTTCGGTGGCGTTCTAATTGGAGCAGATAGTCGTAGTACAGGACAACCTGGTGATTATGTAATTCTCTCTCGTACTACTAGTGGTGACGATGGTGAGATATTTGAACTTAAGACTACATTATCACAGGTTGCTAAGACACTATCTGTTAAGAATGGTTGTGGTACTTCTAGTGTGACAACACTATTTGAAGTTAACTCTGTAACTGGTGATGTAACCATTAATGGTGACCAGACATATACTGGAGCACTTACCTTAAATGGTACTTGTTCAACACCATATGTTAATGCAACTACTAATAAGAAGTTAACCATAACAAATGGTAGTGGTACTAAGACGTTTGAAGTTGATACCTGTACAGGTGATACTGATATTGGTAACACACACGGTACTTTCTTTGCCGTTGCTGAGTCTTATGGATCTTCTCCTGCTGCATATACAACTACAGATGATGTTATTGTTTATAAGCATGATCCACAATCATCTAATCAAACTCTTGCATCAAGACCATTCAGTTTACTGGTATCTAATATTGTAGCAGCAACAAGTAATATTCAGATTCAAGCTAATTATGATGCATTCTCAATTGGCGATCTTTGTGCAATCTATAATAATAGCAGTATTGAGATTATTCAGATTACCGCTGCTCCATATTTAACTGGTAGCGATCACTTTATACCAACTTCTTCTAATGCCAGCTATCCAAGTGGTGGTAGAGGAATGGAAGGAACTACAGCAACATCATTTACTGCTGGTGATAGTATCGTTAAGTTGAACAAACTTGGCACTACTAATTTGATGAAAGATCTTCCAGGAACTCGTGCATTGAGAGCACCTGCATCTGGTACAACCTTTAAGGCAAGAACTCCTAATACTAGTGATATAAGACTTGAGTTGACAGTAGTTAATGCTGATCTAATTCAACCAAAACTTGATTACATTCAATTTGTTAGAATTGGATCTGAGTTCTTCATTGTTGATAGTGTTGATGGAAGTCTTGATGTTAATTATCAGGTTAAGATGCCTAAGAGTGTTAGGAATCCAAATACTACTGGTACAGCATCCATTAAACTTTATGGTGGTGGTAAGACAACAGTTCAAGATGACTTTACCATCAAGAACGGTGTCTTCAGGATGTATGGTTCTGATGGTACAACACTAGTTGCTGCTATTGCTAATGATGGTGGCCACATGGGTGATGGTTCCCTTGATGATGAAGTAACAAACACGAATGGTTTAACCGTTAAGGGCCCTGGTAATTTCTACGGTGATCTTAAGATATTCTGGGAATCATGTCAGGGAACAGGAGTTTGCAATAGCACAGCATCAATCACAATGACTGCTGCTGAAGGTAATCTCTCAATAGGTGATCAGTATTATCAACTAGGTAAGGTTCTTGAAGTAGAATCTGCTACCGAGAAGATGCTTCATATTGATAACCTTGGATCTGCTGGTGTTGGTGGTACTGTTGGTCCTAAGGACTTTACAATCTATCATAACAACGCTATTGATTCATTCGGTATTGAGAAATACTGGACAGCAAATGGTGGTAGAAGACATACATATGTTGCATTTGATACTACAACTGGTATAGGTCAACAGGAAGCTAATCCATTGCAAGTAAATAACAATTATCTTGTTAATTCCACTTCTGGAAGTAATATGGTTCTATATTTACCTGATAATCCTCAGACAGGTGATATGATTAGGTTCGTTGAACTTAGTGGTAATTTGACATACAACACAAGTCTGATTATCAGAGCGAAGAAGATTAATAATATTGCCGTTTCAATTCAGGGTGATGCTACTGGTTCTAAACTAGACGCAGGTTCTGGTCAAACTAGAACTACTGCATGGGATTCTGGAGAAATGGTTGTTCAGACACGTAACTCTTCCTTCGGATTAGTTTATGCTGGCGTGTATGACATAGAAGGATCTACAGCACAACAAACAATACCACCTTCATTAAGAGGTTGGTGGCTCATGGAGTTATAAATGGCGGTACACTACGATTCACTAAAATCAATGAGAACTGCCAAGATTGGCACAATCATGCCTTGGGGTGGTGATGGAGGCAATGGATTTCTTGCCTCTAATATTCCTAAAGGATGGATTGTATGCAAGGGTGATACTTTAACTGCATCTGATTATCCACTATTAGCATCAATGATTGGTGACACTTATGGTGGTGATATGACTGACGCTAGTAATAACCATTATGTGTTCCCTTATATTGGTACACCAGCAACATTTAGATTACCACAATTATCTAATAGTGTGTTGATGGATTTGGAGAATTCTAATCTGCAAGAATCTAAGTATCAAAATGGTCAATCAGATGCTCAAACTATAGTTGGATCATTAGTCACTAATTATGGTGAGACAACAGCAGTTCCAACAACATATGAAGCAACATCAGATATTGATTTCTCATTAAATCTTGCTGGTAATTTATATTTTAAATTTACTTCAATGAATTTAAGTGCTCCAGATTTCTTGGAGACAGTCTATACATTAAATCGTAAATTGGGTATTAATCATACTCCATCTCATAGTCATCCAGATTCCATTGCATCTACTAATCCAAATGCTACTGGTCCTATGGTATTTGAGACAGACCAAGGTATTGAAATGAGTGGTAGTTCAACAACAAGTATTTGTAACTCAACTCATGGACCTAATACGTGTGCTAATGCTGCTGAGCAACCAATATCATGGCAAAATGGTGCTACCAATATAACATTTCATGGTGATGAACAGCATGAGTGGACATTACCACGTTGCGAAAGATTTTTTGAATTTGTTAATGAGACTGGTAAGAATTATTGGAGTCATGTACCAGCTGGTGCTTCTAATTGGAGAGGTACTGATAGAGGATCTGGTCAAGGTACTGTAACTTACACTAGAAATATATTTGGTAAAGGAAATACTTCTGCTATCAATAACTCAGAACCAGTAGATTCACACAAAACACCAGCACACATTGGTATGTTCCCAAGGCCTATGGAGAGGAGGTCACGACCAAACTTCTTTGGATATGATGGTGATCCAAGATCTGCTGATGCTATGTCAGATGACCCTGAACATAACAATGCTTCTTATCAAGTAACTGGTGTAACTATTCCTACTACTACACGAGAGATTGAGTTGCCAGCAGGAACTAATATTGGAACTTCTTATGGTACTGGTACTGATACATGGATTCAGCATGATAAAATTACTCCATTGATGTTTGTTACTATTAAAGATCCTGCTAAGAAGTATACTTATTGGACAACAACTGGTGGATCACAAGTACAGAAGGTTGAATATGATCAACCAACTGATAAATATACTATTACTGTAACAGACCAATTAGGAACTGTAGGTGGAACAGAGGATTTAATATTCAGACATGGTGCTTGGCCAATGTCAATGAATTTGGGTAAAGAGAATAAGAACCCATTGAATCAGTCCTATAGAGCACATAATCATGGTAGTTTTGAAATTGCACAGGGCATAGGTTCAATGTCAGGTCCACCATCTCACACTGCTTCTAATGCAGATGGTTCTTCATTGCAAGCAAATAGTCTTGAAGATGCACTAAATATTTCATGTGATACTTCTCAACCTAGTTGTACTATTACGTTCATTATTAAAGCATACTAATGGCAGTATTATATTCAAAAGAAAGATCAAAGTATGGTAATTTAACAGGCCAGATAATATCGTGGCCTGTTGATTATGTTGGTACTCCAGATGAAGCAGTTAATAGAAAGAATTTACCAGCAGGGTATTTGAAGTGTGATGGTACAAAGTATTATGCTGCTGATTATCCTCAATTGGCTGCTATATGTGGTATAGGTGATCAATGTAAGTTTATTAGAAAGAATGTAGATGGGACTAATTTTGATACGGTATTAGATAGTCAATTTATGGTTCCTGATCTTGGATCTAAGTATCCAGAACCAACGTCAGGTGCTAACGCAGGATTATATAATAATATAAGATTAAAGAATGCATTAGGAACAGAAGTTAGTAGATCTGGTATTGGTATTGAGGCAACTTCTGCTATTGGAACTCCAGTCAGAATAGATTATACTGGTCAAATAAATGTTCCTAGTCAAGAGATACAGGTTCGTGGTAAACCCTCATGGACATACTCTGGCACTACTCACTATACTGATACTGAAGGTGTTGAGGAGAATGCTCTACATCCACACTCACACTTCCACTCTGCTGTTAGGGAAAGAATATTGTCTACTCAAGAAGATAGTACTAATGAGCCAAAGACACAGGGTATAACTGGTAGAAGGAATGCATCAACAATCCCAATTCAAGAATGGTTGGATGAAACAAAAAATGGTACTGGAGAACCTGGTAGTGGACAAGAACAGTGTCGTGCTCAACAATGGTGTCCTGCAAATCCTTGTGGAACAACTATTAGTACTCAAGCATTGGGATTACAACAAACAATCTATTGGGGCCATTGTATTATAGGTGGTTGGGAATCGGGTGGAAATCAGTATACATATCAATGTCTCAATAATGAGGAATGGTCTGCTGATGGTGGTGATTCAGATGGTTCTGCTGATGGACAGAATACAGCAAAGTATGCTAATAAAGCTAAAGATCCAATCTTTGGTAATTGCATTTACAATGGCAGTGGAGCTTCTGCAGGGCATAACTATACAGTCCCTATAACATATGCTAATGGATATCCAGGAGTCCCATTGGATTGGAATAGTGGATCTCTGCATGATGTTGTTCCTCTACAGACAAACTTTGAGGTTCAATCAAACCGTGTAATATCAGATGTCATGAATGAGGAGACTGACACTGTAGATTTAACCCAACCAACTGATCCAACTTTTCATAGTCATCGTGTTGACTTAGTAAAAGCAGATCATACATATAAGGTAAAAACAAATGCTATTGTTGTTAATCCAGAGAATCTAGAAACAACAATGACTATAGGAGCAGATGCATCAGTTTCCATTGATTCTGCTTGCGCTCCATTTATTGTAATGGAATATCTAATTAAAGTATAATCACATGACCCAAGGATATAGAAATGCTAGACAGGGGTATCTGACAGATCTTCTTACAGATACTACTCCTATTGGTTCTATTGTTACCAACTTAAAGGCTGGTGCAAATTCATATGACCATAGTTTTGTTAGATCAAGTTCTGGTGCATATCCAGCATTAGATGAGTCTAATGGTAATGCTTATATTACTGGAGATGATCCTGCGTATACACATGAAGGGTATTTGTATTGTGATGGAACAGAATACAATATAAGTGATTATCCTGGATTGTATGAGATTGTTGGCACGAAGTATGGTGGAAGAGCAAGTAGTGGTATTGACGTATCATTTGAAGGTCAGGCTAATACGATCACTCATAATGGTGCTGCTAATGCCAATAGAACTGCTGGAACATATGCAAATGTTCAAGGTAAAACAACTAATAATGGTATTGGTGCTGTATTTCAAGTTGTAGTTGCATCAAATGGAACTCCAACAATTACTGTAACATCAAAGGGTTATGGATATTCTGTTAATGATACAATAGTTATTCCTCATGATCTCACTGGTGGTGGTCAAGTTGATATAACTGTAACAGTAGCTAGTATTGCAGGTGGTGGTGGATCTGGATATACAACAGCTTCTGCTGTTACTGTTACTGCCGCACCAACAGGTGGAACTACTATACTTGCAAATGTAGGATCTGTTGATTCAAATGGTAAAATTCTTACGATAAATGTAACTAACGGTGGAGCAGGATATACTGCTGTACCTACTGTAACTGTTGCTGGTCCTGGAACTGGTGCTACTTTTGTAGTTAGAATGACAGATATCACTGTAACTGGTGGTGCAACATTACAAGGAATTAGTACTGCTAATGTAATGGGTTTTTGGGGTGATTTATATCTAGGAACATTTAAAGTTCCTGATATGGTTGCTAGAAAGGTTGTTGGTAATGGACCTGTATTTGGTTCTAATTCACCTACTATTGGTAATGCTAGTATATCTACTGGTACTACTGGTGGTGGGTGGTATTTGGATAAGACGTTACAAGATGATTATTTTTCATTAGGTAGGATTGTTACTACTGGATATGATCAGGTAATTGAGAGTACTGGATGTACACTTATTGGTAAACAGGATGTTACTGTTTCAATGAGAGAGAAGAAGATAGCTGGTGTACCTCAACATAGTCATATTGTTTATCACTCTATTCCTGGTGATAACCAGTGGGTTGGAACAGCAAGTGGTGACAGATATTTGCAAGATTATAAACCTTCAACAGGAAGAATTACTAGATGGTATCCAACTGGTGATGGTATTGTGATGACTCATAAGCATGGACTTTTAAGGAGACCACTTAGTGATAATACTGTGGCAACTTATGACGCACTTGATTATGCAGGTGGAATGGGAGGAGTTGGTGGAACACAAGATCCCCCATTATCATGGGCAACTGGTGCTACTGGACCTGATAGTTATTATTTGGCATCAGGTGCTGCTGGTGCTGGTAATTATGAGTTTCAAACTACTATTCCAGCTCCAATATCTGAAATATTTACTGTAAATTCAATAATTGGTGGAAGGCAAATAACAACTGGTGGTATTCCAATATATGATTATAGTAATGAATGGACAAGAACTAGTACTGGTAGTCAAACTATTGATTTAAGTAATATTAGTGGTACTCCTGATAAACTCGTTTATGACTTATATGGTGGTGGTGGTTCTGGTGCTGCTGGTACTCAAGCAGGAAATAATGGTGGAGAGAGTTATATAAAAGTTGGTGATGGATCTAAGGTATTTTTAAAAGCTGGAGGTGGTAATAGAGGTAATGCATCTTCAGGACTTGCTGGTGGTTCTGGTGGTACTGGTGGAACTTTTACAAATACTGGTAGTGAAAATGCTCCAGGTGGAATGACAGGAATGCCAGGACTTGCTGGCGGTAATGGTCAATCAGGAAATGGATGGCCAAAAGTAACATATCCAAATAATCCTAATGGTGGAGGTGCTGGCGGTCTTCAAACTGGTTCATATAGTGATGGTAGTTCAGGAATTAACGTGGAAGTTGGTGGGCAAAGTGGTAACTATAGTCAGACAAGAACAAGTAATGGCAATTTTAATTTAGCTTCTATAAGTAATCCAACATCAATAACTTTTACGATTCATGGTGGTCGTGGTAGTAATTGCTATTATGGTCCTCATCAAGGTGGTGGTGGAGGTAAACTAAATGTATCTGTACTAAGTAGTCAGTTGTCTGGATTTACTGGAGCAGCATGGAGTGTTCAGATTGGATATGGAACTAGTAATAGAACTGGAGGATCAACATCATCTGCTGGTGATGGTGGAAACGGTGGTACTGGTTACAACAGTGCTCATGGTGGTGGTGGTGGTGCTGCTACAGCATTACTTAGAAATGGAACGTGTATGGCTGGCGCAGGTGGCGGCGGCGGTGCTGGTTCTAATGGATATGATGGTGGTACTGGTCAGGGTGGACAAGGAAATCCATATGGAGGTGTTCAAGCAACTACCCAAGGTTTAGGATTAGGTGGTGGAGGAACTGGTGGCGGCTACGGTTGTATTGGCGGCGGTGGAGGCGGCGGCGGTGGCGGCTGTGGAACTTCTGGCCAAACATATGGTGGAACAGGAAATGGTGGCGGATCAGGTGGTATCGGTGGTGGACCTGGTGGAGATGGTCGTCACGGTGGTGGTGCTGGTGGTAAGCAAGGTATATCATCTTATCGTAGTGATTGGTTTAGTGGAAGTCTTTCTACATCAGGTCAAACCAACGGTAGAGTTGTATTAAATGCTGCATATAATAATGACTACTGGACTCCTGGTGGTGGAGGTGGTGGCGCAGGTGGTAAATGGTTTGGAAATATTGATTTCGCATCTCTTGGTAATCCATCATCCATTGAAATTAATGTCGGTTCTGGTGGTTCAGGTGTATCAATGGGTGGACAGACAACAGGAACAACATCTAGTGGTGGAAATGGGTACGCGAAGGTTGGTCTTGGAACGATTACTGGTTATAATGGAGGAACTACAGTAACAACTACAGGTGATATTATTGATTCAGCATCTTATAACGCAACAATTTGGGACGTTGATATTAAGACTAATGGTGCTGGAACTGGTATTGCTGGTGGATTCAAACTTCCAACAACAACACCAATTGTTTATATTCGTGGGGGTGGTGGAACTGGAGCAACAGCAACGTGTACTATGGCTGGTGGATTAGTTTCATCTATTAATGTGACTGCTTCAGGTTCTGGATATACTGAGGCTCCATACGTTCACATATTACATGGACAAAGTGGAGGAACAGTTTGTTCTGCAACATTAGGAACAGGAGCAGCTGCTGATCAAGTAGCTTCTATTTCTATAACACCAGGATCATCTAAAGCTTATACAAATTATTTGTTGTTTGGTGGAGCACATAACAATACTACATCTGGTGCTAAGACACGTTGGGTAAAACTTAAAGCAATGGATACTACAAATGCTACTCATTTTTCCATTAAAGCAGCGAGAGGAAATGGCGTAAATGGTGGTGACTATTCTGAAGAGTCGTTGTTGTTATATTATTCAACAGCATCAAACCCAACTAATTTCGTATTAATTGATACGATGATCCAAGCATATAATACATCAAGAACTGATGATTGGATTGGTAATGTTCCTGCTGCTAATGCAAATAACACATGGGATGGTGATGCTGGTGATACCAAGTGGTATACATATACAGTTATATTACCACAAAATGCAAAGGCTTCTGGCACTACATTTAAAATAGAGCAAGTACGTGCAGATGCAGCTGCTACAAATGATAATGATCAAAATACTGATCATTTTGCTATTTGTGAGTTTATTGCTTGGAATGGAAAAACAACAACGTTGGTATTTGTTCCAACTGCCAATAAAATGCTTAAGTCAGCGGTTGATTCGTTAACTTATGAGGTTCAAGGTGAATCGGGTCCATCTATTACATACAGTTCTGGTCTTGGATGTAGTGATGCTACACTTACATTGAAGTCAACAACTAAGATTGAACCACAAGCTACCATTGACCCAGATGAACATATACCATTGTTGCATCCTTATAGGACTTGCAAATACTTGATTAAATCTTTCTAAATAATACGGAGACTATAGGTTAGAGATGTCAATACCTGTTTTACAAGTACAATTAGATGTACTAACACAAGAATTATCATATATGGGTACAGCGAAACCCATACCAGAGAGCTATTGGAAGGATACCCTGACACCTTTATTATATCCCGATTGGGATACTGATAAAGATAAACTGATAATGTTTAGTTATTATAGCAATAATAATAAGTATATTGCTCAACGCAGAAAGTATGTAAGGAATTTTAAGCTTAACAAGGATGAGTGGAAAGATTATGAAATGGAGGCAGTTGATAATGATAAAGCAACTACTCTTAAAGATAAGTTGATTGAAGGATGGTATTTAATTGATTCTATTGAGAATACTGAATATCAAATAGAATTGGCACAAATGTATGCCAAGCAAGCAAATGTCACACCATTGAGTGTAAGACTTGCAAGGAATTTCTTATTGGATGAATGTGATTGGGTAATGTGTACTGATTGCCCACTGAGTGCTGATGATAAGGCATTATATAATACTTACAGGATTAAGTTGAGAGATCTTACTGAGAGTACAGAGTTTAATAGTAATACTGATGGAACTAAGTTTCCAATTTCTCCTCAATTCTATAATAAGATCTATAAACCAGAGAATCCATCAAATGCATATCTTGCAACAGATGATCAGTTCTTACCATTAGCAAATCATTATCTTAAACAGTTTAAAGATAAGATAGCACACTTCTTATTGTTGAAATCATTAACAGAGTCTAACCATTTCGCTCAAATACTCAATGAGTATAATAATAGTAAGCCAGCAGTGGTAGGAAATGAGGGCAAGGAATTATATGATGTGTATGATAAGACAGAGTTCTTGAATTTATTAATCCAAAAAGCAGATGAGGAGTTGAATAAGAAATCATGATTATAGAAGGAAACGAACTATCTTTGTTTGATTTGGTATCCTATTATGCTAATAGGAATCAATGTGCTTGTCTGTACTTCAATCTAGATAAGTATAATAGTCTTAGTGTCAGCAAGAAGGCAACTGTTACAACATATTATGAATCCACCGTTAAAGTGGATGATTATGTTATGGATATAATCAAGCAAGGTGGGATATTCAATACTATTAGGTTTGATGATTCAACTGCTGCTGGTGTCAACGCTGGTGCTTGGTTTCCAACAGAAGCACAGTGTCCTGATGCAGACCACTATATCAACGCTTATGTGGTTGATACATGGGGTGATATATCATGGCAGAATTTCCCTAAATCCTCTAGTTGAACCGACCACATTACAAAGTGTCACAAGCCCCCTATACAGGGGGTTTTTTAATGCTATAGTACATATGTTGAGAGGAATTCACTAGTCTGACAGTTAACTCACCCCCTTTTTTCATAAGTTTAGGGG